ACCTTCCGGAAGCTTCTGTCAAGAGAAAACTTCCGGAAAGTTAAGAAAAGTTTCTAGCTGACATAGGTCGTGATCTCATAGCGACCTGTCCGCTCCATCTTGAACCACGACAACGCGATCCAGGTCTTCGATCCGACTTGCTCATGAAGGCGTCCTTCGCGTCCGCAGTAGATACCGTCCATCGGTTCGCGGTCGAAGCCGTTCGCGGTCAGGATGTCAGCGATCTTTCCGACCGGGATTCCGTCGTGATAGAGGCGGCTCAGATCGGCGAGAGAATCGTTCGCAGCGTTCTGTGCTTTGCGCTCTGCTTTGCGCGTCTCGAAGGTGTTTTTGTCGGTTGCCATGATTTAAGATTACACCTTCCGGAAGCTTCTGTCAAGAGAAAACTTCCGGAAAGTTAAGAAAAGATTTTCGAGCGATTACATCCCGACTGTGAAGGTCGAGTAAAGAATCAGGTTTGCGGTGTCAGCGTCGATACCTTCGAGTCTCATGTGACCCTGGACTGAGATCGCGTAAGTGTCAGTCTGACGGCAGTAGTTGACCTGGATCAGACCGTGAGTCTCAGAAATGCTCGTGAACGTTCCGTTCATAAAAGCGATGCTCAGATCTTGCTTTGCGGCTTCGACCTTGATCGCGGTCACGAAGGCGAGGTCTCCGTTCTCATTCGAGACGATCAGGATTCGGATGGTCTCTCCGTCTGAAGCGCGGCGGACTGTCCGGAAGATCGGGTTTACTATTCCTTCCAGTTGAAGCGCGGCAATCAGGTGATTCTCGGTTGAAGGATCAATTTCGATCATCCCTTTGAAGTTCTCATCGGTGCGGCGTGTTTTCATTGTGGCTTCCATGATCTAAGTATGCACCTTCCGGAAGCTTTTGTCAAGAGAAATCTTCCGGAAAGTTAAGATTGGTCCTCGGTTGCGTCATTTTTGCGGCATAACATCGGGAACTCCGCGACAGTGTAGACAAACCATTCTACTTTGCTAGTGCGGAAAGACATTCGCTTGATCTCCCAGCATTTTTCCCCTGTAAACCACGGTAGCTCGAATGCTTGATACCAATGCTTTGTTCCATTGTGTATCAAGGTGCTAGGCGACAGGTTCGCTAGATACTCGCGTGGAATTATTCGTTGTGTGCGAATCGGTAGAATGTTTGCTTTGTCGGTTGCCATGATCTAAGTATGCACCTTCCGGAAGCTTCTGTCAAGAGAAATCTTCCGGAAAGTTTAGCAAGCGTAACCGGCTTCCGTGTACCATCTCGAAACTTCCACGACAGTCAGGGTCTTTATAGCTTCCCTGAAGGGCAGAACGCATCCGCCTACCGGGTTATCCGCCCATGCGAGAACGTTCGCGCGGACAGCTTCACTGTCCGGACGTAGGCGCGAGATCGGAACGGTAGCAGGGCGCGGACAGCTTCCCTTTTTCGCGTTCGAGGTTCCGACTGCGAACGCGATATCTCCGTCTGACCGAAGAGCGGCGATAGCTGTTGTCTGAATAGCAGGATACCCGTAGGCGTTCGCGACCTCTCCGCCCGATGCGAAGCTGTAGTCATCACGGATCGCTTCTGAGATGATCACTTCGATATCGCGCTCTGTCAGGATGCGAGAACGGCGACGTCCGTTTATGTGCTTCAGTGCTTCAATGATTCCTTTATACGTCATGTTGAAACCTCTCTTTTGTTTGTGATCTCTTGGAGACACACGGACCCGTTATCGTTTGTCCCGTGTCTTGCGGACGCGGTCAAACACATCGCTCGAACAGGTCTTCGCGAGAGACTGTCCAAACTAGGGCGTGTCAAAGGACCCTTTACCCGTATGTCTCCAAGAGAGCACAAACAACTCACCTTCCGGGAGAGACCCGCTAGAAGCGGATCTTCTTCGAAAGCTTCTCAACTACTAGCTCTTCAAACTGATCGAAGTAAACGCCTTTGAGTTCTTCGGACTTCTCAAAGCCGATGTAATAGGTCAAGCCGTAGAGGTCAAGACCGGCGTCGTATCGGATGATCACTCCCTGAGACCCGCGCGAAACTTTGACCGTGTTGTCGTCCATCGCAACATACTGAAGGCGGATGTTTTTCGTCATCATTCCAAAGTGGCGGCGGAAGCCTTCGACTTGCTCGACCATCGTTTTTACTGTCTGTGTGATTTCCATGATCTAACTATAAACCTTCCGGAAGCTTTTGTCAAGAGAAATCTTCCGGAAACTTTAGAATGTTCCGATGAACTCGCCTTCTTCGTCGAAGGCTTGAACGGTCGCGCGGATGATATCGTCCGGACAGAGGGTCTCTGAGACCTTATAGATCCAGTCGTCCTCGACGTCCGCATTCAAGGCGTCCGCGATTATCTGAGCTTTCATCTTTGTCATGAATGTTGTTTCAGTTTTGAGCAGTTTCATTCTAGTGAACCTCGATCTCTTTGATTAGTCCGGTCATCTGTCCGCCTGCCATCAGGAACTGAACCGCCGAAGAGTCTCCGCTCTCGCGGGCGGCGGGAACTATCGAGCGAAGAACCTTCAGGGTTTCTTCGTTGGTCTTGTAAGCTTTTCCGTTCATCTCGAAGGTTACTGTGTTTTCCATGATCTAACTATAAACCTTCCGGAAGCTTTTGTCAAGAGAAATCTTCCGGAAACTTACGCTTTCGCGGATGCCCATGAAGTTGCAGAGGCAACTTGATGAATCAATTGTGAAAGCTCTTCCGGCTGTTGCGGTCCGCTTATGAGGTTGTTCACGACCGTCGAAAGTGAGCGTTTTCCTCCGCCACTGCTTACAGGATAGAGCGCGAAGTCAACCCGGCGGTAGTCCGCTTTAACATACCCGGAGTCGCCAGACCGTTTGACTTCGACCGATAGCGGCTTTACTCCGATCTGTTTGCAGACGTGGAAGGCGGTAACTGACATCGCTTCAAAAGAGATAGAGCGGTTTGACATGACGTAGTCAGGGGCGAAGGTTACGATCTCGCCTTTGTACTCGGAAGCGTCTTTGTAGGATTTGAGATCAATCATTCCGTCGAACGTCGCGCCTTCAAAGCTTTTCAGGATTGGATCAATTTGAGAGGCAGCAGGTCCGTCTGTCCAGCTTACGTTGATCGAGCAACCGCCAGAGTAGGACTTGGAGCGGACAGAGAACCTCGTTCCGGGGAAGGAACCCTTCAGAGCTTTGCGAACTTCTTTCGCGGTCTCGGTTAGTGAGTAAGTCTTTGTCGTTTCCATAATCTAACTATAAACCTTCCGGAAGCTTTTGTCAACCCCTAACTGAATTATTTTTCCGGAAAGTTTGCAAGGGGCGTATTATTAGACCATGCACAAAGACCCAAGACAGAGACCGGCACAAGAACCGGCGAGACAGGTTCTCGACTGGCAGAAGATAGCGCTCTTTGCTCTCCTCCCAGTCGTCGTTGTTCTGCTCATCTTCGCGCCTTACATCGCGCGTTGGTGGACGATACAAGGCGCTCATGCGGAAGCGGAGCGGATCAAGATCATCGGCGACGTTCTGGAGACTCCAGAAGGGGCGCTCTACATTCAATACCTCGAAGGGAAAAACAATGATTGAATTTGATATAGGCTGGAAACTTCTCGGTCTTCTACTGTTCACGGGTTTGCTTTGGGCATCGATCCGAAGCAAGCAAGCGGACACGCACAAAGCAGAAGCGGACGCTTTTCGGAAGTTCGCAGACATGAAGGACGTCGAGAAAGATCGAGCTATCGTCGTTGGCAAACTTGGACAGTCATGAGCAATTGGAGAGATGAGAACCGTGTACAGTGTTTTGACTATGACGTCTCACTCTATGCGGGGGATTGTCTCCAGATGACTATACCGGCGCAAACAAAACGGCAAGTCGGATTGATTAAGCGGCTCTGGCAGGAAGACGAACCGACTGACGGCTTCCGGAAGGTTAAAGTCAAGCTCTACGACTGGACTCAGCGCGAAGAGTATCTTCCCGTGATTCGGTTCTATGAGGTTGAAGGAAAGAAGGCGGTCGCGCGGGAACGGATGTTTGTTCCGCACACTGGGACGGCGTTCCTACTCGCGGACCTCTGGGAGCGTCGAGGAAGGGCGCTAGAGCGTCGCTACGTCTTTCGGGTCTGGACTCCTAAGCTAGGCGTTGATCACAAAGAGCGAACGCTCTACGACGCTCCTATGAGTCGAGTTCTTGTCGGTCCAGCGTTTCAGATTGGTCTCTCGCGTAAACGTGATTGGTCGCGCGAGTTCATGAAGGTGAAGGTCCCGTTCTAGGGAAGAAGGAATCTATCGAATGTCACAAGATGAAAAGCACACACAACGCGGGACGGCTCCGATCCATCCGCCTTATATCGCGTCTCCGGTCTGCAAGACTCCGGGCGGCGTCTACTACTTCAGACAACCTTCAGCGGCGCTCGTTGTTCGTCCTCAGACAAACCTCGAAGCGGTTCGCCCGTTCCTTGAATCGTTTCCGGAAGAATTCCAGTTCAGTGATTATCTCGACGATCCAGACGACTTGTCGGACTCGGAAGCGTCGGCGAAGTTCGCGGGGCAGCTTTGCTATATGTCGCTCGGACCTAAGCGGACAAAGAACGCGGAAGCTTCGCGCTACTTTGGGAACATCAACGAAAGCGGACATGGCTCCGTCTATGAGCATCCCGGCTACTCGTTTCTGTTCTGGGGAATGTCGCGGTCACTGACTCATGAGCTTGTCAGGCATAGGGCGGGGTTCGGATTCAGTCAAGTCTCTCAGCGCTATGTCAGCGGCGGTCTTCTCCGCTTTTGTATGCGTCCGGAGTTCCAGGGATATCCGGAACTCGAAGAAGACTTTATCGAGGAAGCCGAGTATCAATATGATCGCTATCATCGGACGCGCGAGAAGTGGGGCGCGATCCTCAAAGGGAAGCTCTCTATCGATGCTCTGGCGGCGCTTGGTCGCTCGGGTCTTCGGAAGATGAAGAATCAGGTAGCGCGGACCTACCTCGGAAATTTTGTGGAAGCTCCGATCTACGTCACGATGAACACGCGGGCGCTCCGTCACTTCATGAATATGCGTGGATCGAGGTTCGCGGAGACGGAGATTAGGGCGCTGTCTCTCAAGGTCTTTGAGCTTGTGTCCAGAGAGCTTCCGAGTATTCTCCAGGATGTCAGCACAGAAGATCTTCCGGACGGAAGTTCGGGTTTACACTTGCAATACCCGAAGGTCTAGTAGTAAGATTCAAAGCAGTGGAGGGAGCGCGTCGTTTCGTCGCGCTCTCTTTTTTTCCATATAGGCGAGAGCAAAGATTGCGGATCTTCTAAAGGCGGCGGGGCGTCGTCAAAAAAAAGTAGGGACCGGACCGTCGCTTATATGGGATATGCATTAGAGAGAGCTATAACTGAAGACCGCATTGAAGCGGGGCGTCGAACTTACCGGAAAGACCGGAAGCTTTGGGACGCTCAGCTAAATACCGTTGTCTCCCGCTACTGGGGTGGACACCGCCCACACTTCTTACAGAAGATCTTTCTATCTTGTAAACAGGATCGTGAAGTCTTCTTCGGTGGCGCGGCGGGTGGCGGGAAGTCTGACGCGCTTCTCATGGGCGCTCTGGAGTACATGAACATTCCCGGATACTCCTCATTGATCCTCAGACGAACCTATGCGCAGTTGGGTAAGGCTGATTCGATCATGTTCCGCGCTCAACAATGGTTGGCGAAGTATCCGGAGATTCGATGGAACGAACAGAAGCATCAGTTCCTGTGGCCGAACGGCGCGACCCTCGAATTCGGTCATCTTCAATACGATAAGGATTGCTACAACTACGACGGACCCGCTTACCAATACGTCGCCTTCGATGAGTTAACTCAGTTCACAGAGTATCAATACAAGTTCCTCTTTGGACGTGTTCGCCGACCGAGTCGAGGTCTTCTATCGAAGGTTCCTCTCCGGGTCCGTGGGGCGTCTAATCCGGGCGGTATTGGACATGATTGGGTTAAGGGGCGTTTCGTCACGAAAGAGACAGCGGTCGCTCCTTTCATCCCGGCGCTGATTGCGGACAACCCTTCTCTTGACGCGGTAGCTTATCATCGAATGCTGGCAGAGCTTCCGCCTATTCTCCGGAAGCAACGCGAAGAAGGTGACTGGGAAGTAACTCCGGACGGTCTGATCTTTCAGTCCGAATGGTTTCAGGACTATGTCGATCAAGCTCCTAAAGACTGCTATCGCTTTCGCTTCTGGGATCTGGCAGCAACCGATAAGAAGGACGCTGATTACACTGTCGGCGCTCTCGTCGCAATGGATGGGCGTGGAGATATCTTCATCGAAGATATTGTTCGTGGCCAATGGAATCCCGGCAAGGTCGAGCGAGTGATTCAAGCGACTGCGCAAGCGGACGGGAACGGCGTTAAAATCCGAATAGAGCAGGAGCCCGGCGCTTCCGGAAAGCTAACGATAGGAAACTTTGCACGGCTACTGATCGGCTATGACTTCCAGGGCATCCCGTCGAGCGGTGCGAAGGTGACGCGCTGGACTCCTCTCGCGTCGGCGGCGAACAACGGACTTGTGAAGATTGTCAATGCACCTTGGAATCATGACTTCATCTCGGAGCTTGTAAATGTTCCGGAAGCTGGACATGATGATCAGGCGGATGCAGCTTCCGGCGCGTTCCTCCAGTTAGCAAATAATCGACCTGTCGCAGTCGGCGTCTCTCGTGTTCGCGACAAAAAGAAAGCGGAACCTGAAGAGACCACTATCGAGAAGGACGTTCGAGAACTACTCAAGCAATCAATGAAGAACAAGGACCGAGAGAAGGTGAGCGTATGATAACGATTCCTCAATCACTGAACCTTAACTCGGAAACGGACGACTACAAGGAAGATGGTCCGGAAGTCGTTCCTTCCGGAAGGTCCCAAGTACAAACGCTTGTCGAAGACAACGGTGGAAAGTTACGCGATGTCCTCCCCTTTGTACTCTCGATTGTACAGCGCGTGAAGAAGACAAACAATATCGGGAACGTCACACACGAAGAGATGGTCGCGGTTGCTCTGGCGGCTCTTGCGAAGTGTCGTTATCGCTTGAAACCGAAGAGCGGGAAATTGACGACTTACGCTTATCGAGCAGTTAAAGGAGCTATCCAAGACTTCATCGCAGCAGAGCTTCGACACTATGGGAAAGTAACTCCGGTCAATCCTATCGTGTTCCATTCGTTGCAGGCTTCGAATCACTTCGAGGAGAAGCTCTCAAACAAGCGGCTCTTTACGCGAGTTCTCGACGCGCTGGAACAGATCGAACCGCTGAAAGCTTACATTGTCCGGAAGCATTTCCTCGATGGCGTCCAAGAGTATGTTCTCGCGAAAGAGCTAGGTCTGACGACTCAGAACATCTCGTCTATTCGCAGAGAAGCTTTCGCAGACATCCGCGCGATAATGGGCGCGACGGCGACTGGCACGGTTCAGTGGGTAGCGAATCACGACAATTAAGGAGTGCTAGGAGAACTGACTATGAATTTCACAAACTCTTTCCGGAAGGCTGGGCGCTTCTTCACAAAAGCCGAGACCGCTCAGACTCCGGGTATTATTTCCGCTGTCTTCTCAGCTTCCGGAAGCGGCTCCGGAATGTTTGGCGGGAAGTTTAGTTTCACGAAGGCGGTATCTTCCGGATACAAAGATCTCGTTTGGGTCTATCGATGCGTCGCAAAGAAGGGCGAGAGCATCGGCTCTGTCCCGTGGAAGGTTTACCGGAAGGCGACGTCTAGCTCTGATCGCGAACATCTGATCGACCATCCACTTCAAAAGCTGATCGACCGTCCAAACAAATACACAGACAGGACTCAGTTCTTCATTCAGTGGATTTCTGATCTCGACCTCGGAGGAAACTCCTATTGGGAGATCGCGCGGGAAGGCGGAAGAGATTCCGGACTTCCTATCGGTCTTTGGCGGATGCGTCCGGACTGGACAACTCCGCGACCGGGGAAAGATGTCTTCCTGAAGGACTACAAATTTGACTCGGGTTCCGGGACTCCCGCGTATTTCGAGGTTGATAACGTGATCCACATGAAATATGTCGATCCCGTTGATCCCTACGTCGGTATGAGTGTTATTCAAGCGGCGGCGCGAACGATCTTAACCGAGAACGCGGCTATCGGTTGGAACAAATCTATCCTCGATAACTCAGGCGTCCCCAACGGTATTTTGAAAGTTCCGGTTCAGACGATGTTGGCGCAGGATAAAGCGACGCTTCAGGAGAACATAGAAGACGAGTTCGCGACTGAGGATTCTCGCCATCGTCCTATGATTCTTTGGGGCGGGATGGAATGGGAATCGATGTCACTCTCGCAGAAGGACATGGATTTTCTCGAACAGAGGAAATACAACAAATTCGAAATCTGTGCTGATCTTGCGGTTCCGCCTATGGTGGTCGGCGCTTTAGAGAATCCGACTTATTCAAACTACGGGGTCGCGCGTCTCTCATTTTGGGAGGACACGATTACTCCGTTACTCGATTGGTTGAAGGGACATTTGAACTATCGTCTTGCTCCCTACTTCGGTCCGGATATTGAAATTGACTATGATCTTTCTCAGGTTCCAGCAATGCGGGAAGCGTTCAAGCAACTTGTCGAGACGGCGAAGACCTTGTACGAAATGAACTACCCGATCAACGCGATCTCGGAACGGCTGAATCTCGGAATGGAAGCTGTACCGTGGGGCGATTCCGCATGGATTAATCAGAGCTTGATTCCGACCGTACCTGTTGACGGTGGCGCGGTACAACCGGCAGACGAAGATCTTTTGGACGATGAAGGCAACCCTCGTGATCCTTACCGCTTACAACCGGCTGAGGAAGAAGCGCGGCGGGGGCGTCTTGTCTAAACGGTTAGGATCAAGACGATATGATATTCCTTGCGACTCCGCTCTCTCAACTTCCGACAGAGGAAGTCTCAGTTGCTACTCTTCCGGAAGAGATTCAGAATTGGATTAAGTCTGTCTACCGCGATTGTTCTCCATTCTTTGAGCTTCCGGAGAGAGTGAGCTTCCGGATGGTTCGCTCTGTTCTTAAATGGAAAGCAATCGACGCGGAGAGACGACCGTTAGAGGCGAAGTGGGGAGAGCGTCTCGCGGACGACTTCGAGCGATGGGGAAGAGCGGTCGGTCGAGTGTACACACGAACGGAACGGATCGGCGACGCGCTCGACGTTGCGGACGATCTGATCCGGATACAGTTCCGGAATGAACTCGCTCTTCTGTGGGTTGAGGTCGGGAAGAAGTTCTACCGAAGCACGGAAGCTGACATTCTCGGTAAGGCGATCTCAGACAACTTCACTGAACTAGATACACTCGATGACGCAGAGTTTCAGGCGTATGTCTCCCGCGCGGTCGCTCAGAAGGTGACAGCGGTCGCGGGTTCAACAAAGCGGGCGATAGCGGAGACAATCGAGCGCGGACTTCGAGACGGCGACTCGATTAGAGATATCGTTGGCAAGCTTCAGTCAGGACTCGCGTTCGGAAGACATCGCGGGTTCTTGATCGCGCGGACGGAAGTCATTGGAGCTTCGAACGGAGCAACTCATTTCGCTAACGGAAAGCACTACGACAGGGCGACAACGGAGAAGGAATGGTTAGCAACGCGAGACGGGCGCGTTCGAGCGTCTCACAGTGCGGCGAACGGGCAGCGTGTCGGCTTCTCCGAGACATTCTCAGTCGGTCATGCTCAGCTTATGTTTCCGGCTGATACCGAATCCGGCGCGGGACATCCGGAAGAAGTGATCAACTGTCGTTGTACTCTGCTCTATCACACAACTGGAACCGGGACAACGAGTCCAACCGGAAGGGCTCCGCGTCGGCGTCGTGTTCCGGGCGCTCCCGGCTCTCCCTCACAAGTGGCAGTGGAAGAGATTACAGCGGCTTCAGTGCGTCGGCAAGTGATTGACGCGCTAGAAGACGTAGGGAAAGAGATCGAAGCCTTAAAGGATATCCATAGGGGTTTGATCAATCGAACGAACAAAGCACTAGCCAATTACAAGCGTGTCCGCACACCGGAGAATCTAGAGGTTTACAACGCACTGTTCCAGGAAGCAACGGACATCGGGAAGCGACTCCCGAAGATGTACAAAAAGAGCGCGGATGAGTTTTTGAAGATTTGGAATCCTTCCGGAAAGAAGCGGACTAAGATCGAGTACGTTAAGGATCAGTTCGGAAAGGGGCGCTTCAAACAAGCAAACTTTGACGAGAGCAAAAGGTTCATGGAAGGTTTAGGCGGTCTTCCAGATCAGAAAGAACTGAAGATCCAATGGCGAAAGGTTGACGCACGGGACAGACATCGAGCGTCTCAGTACGATGGCGACGCGCATATCAAGCAACCGGATGGAAGCTACAAGCGAGAGCATCGCTCGACGATAAAGCTTGATACACATCATACAGCGGAAACCTACATCCATGAGACGGGTCACGCCTTTGATGCAAACTCGAAAGAGTTCTCTGACAAGGTAGAAGCGCACTACAAAAAGCGGACGAAGGGCGAACCTCTGGAGAAGCTCTCGGACCTGACCGGCAACCCGAATTATAAAGACACTGAGGTCGCGCGGCGTGATCAGTGGATAACGGCGTATGAGGGAAAGGATTATACTGCTATGGGGATTCGGAACAAGTCAGGAAACTATGCTTCTGAGGTTACGAGTATGACCGTTCAACAACTTTATGAGAACCCGGCACGTCTTGCGCTGCAAGATGAGGATACCTTTGATTTCTTCTGGAATCTGTTCGTAGGACCCTAGTAGATAAGTTCCGGAAGCTCTTCCTTCTGGGATTCTTCAATGACGTAGGAACCGGGGAAAGCTTCGACAACGGCGCGGACTCGATTGTCTTCCAGGTCCGGACTGTACTCGGGATCGCCTTTATTGAGAAGTGGACTCGCGGACGCGGGTCCATACAAGCGGTTCAGGTGACGAGCGACAAATGAGTCTCGAAGAACAGACCATCGCCCTTCGTTCCAGACCGCTTCGACGGTCACGGTATCCAAAGCTAACATAACCTTTGTCATGACTTGATCATACTCCTAGTGTCGCGTGTTGAACTTCTCTCCGTCCTCGAAGACGGAGACCTGAAGTTCGAAGTACTTGTGATTGACGAAGAGCGGAAACGTGACGAGCGCAAGCGGCTGAACCGCGCGGAAGGGATCGAACTCGGGATAGGATACGACCGCGTCTTCCGGCTTGCAGAGAAGGGCGGCGCGTTGGCGACGTGAGAGAGTTAGCGCGGCGCGGGAGCGGATAACGTTGCTGATATCGTTTGAAGTCATCGGGAGAGTCCTTTCAGTTTCTGAGAGACGCGGTAGTCGTAGGACGGGACGAGCAAGAACTCGACCACATCGAGGATTAGATTCTCAAGTTTGCTCAGCATCTCAGCAACTCCTAGCGGGAAAGACGGGTGCAAGCCGAACCGTTCTCATTCAGGTAAACTGCGGAAGCGTTCGCGGCAGTATTTCCAGGAAGGTTCCGGATGATTGAAGGCGCGAAGTAGAAAACCGCGAATGCGAAACCGAAGAAGATTCCCTCGATCAGTTCGGCGTTTGCTGCTAATGTCGTTTCCATGATCTAACTATAAACCTTCCGGAAGGATCTGTCAAGAGAAATCTTCCGGAAAGTTAAGAAAAGTTTTTCGAGGTTAAAACAGACCTTCTCTTTCCATGGCGACGAACTCCGGTTTGAACTCCTCATAGGCGGGAGTTCCGTAGGCGGGGAAGTCGTCGCTCTAGAGAATGACCATCGGCGCGGGTTCAGCGGCGACTGCGATGTTCCATGTTTTTGTCATTTTCTGTTAACCTCCAGTGCTTCAATCATGACCTTTCGGGAGACGCGCTTTCTGTCGAGGTAGAAGGTCGAACGGTAGTGGTTACGCTGGAAGCGGGTCCGCGCTCCTACTGGGACTACATAGCACTCAAAGCGTCCTTCGCGGTATACACCGTAGTTGCAAGCGTCGGCGTCGGCGTCTTTCTTCGCTTTCTCGATTAGTTCGATTAGAGTAGGCGTCTTCATGTTTAAAGCTTATACCTTCCGGAAGGATCTGTCAAGAGAAATCTTCCGGAAAGTTAAGAAAAGTTTTCGAGGGAATCCGGGGACAGTCCGGAAGGACTCGCGCGACTCCTGAGCGGAACCGATAATTAACGAACGTATAGGGGCGGAATCGCTCCACTAGGAAGGTCACAGACTATATGCTCCGAAAAAAGATTGACCCTGACTTTACAAAGGTCACAGTCGTCGAGGAAGAAGGCTCATCTTCCGGCTACCTCGAAGGCTACGCCAGTGTCTTCAACAATGTTGACCTCGGAGGGGATGTCGTTCGGAAAGGCGCTTTCAAGAAAACGATCAGAGAGCGACTGAAGAAAGGGATGATCCTTCTCTACGACTCTCACGCGGTCTATGAGGGAACAAGCGCGGTTATCGGCGCTGTCACAGCGGCGGAAGAGCGCGACGAAGGTCTTTGGTTCCATGCTTCCTTCTCCGCTGTAGCGCGGGCGCAAGATGTCCGTACGAAGGTCAAAGAGAAGATCCTTCGCGCTCTGAGCTTTGGTTACGACGTGATCAAGAGCGCTCCGTCGACTGAGTTCGGGGAAGATGTTACTGAACTGGTAGAGCTTAGGCTCTGGGAAATCTCAGTCGTCCCGTGGGGAATGAATCCGAAGGCGGCGTCTGATGTTGTCAAAGGGATTGGTCTCGGACAAGAGTTCGAGTTCGCGGCGAAAAATCATCCCTTCGATCCTGTCGGCGCTCGGAAGCGCGTCGCGGAATGGGCGGAGAACGATCCGTTCCTTTACTCGAAGGCGTTCATATGGGCAGACGAAGCGAACGATCAGTCTCCTCTCGGGTATGCTCTCCAGGTCGTCGATATTGTGGACGGCGAACCGAAGTACATTTTGAACGCGGCGAAGACGGCTCTCACCAGAACTCGCGGCGACGAAGAAGCTGTCTGGAAGAAGGACAGCGAAGAGATCACATCTGACCTGAAGACTCTCTATCAGAAGGTCGATGAAAAATTTCCGGAAGTAGAGACTCCGGATACCGAATTCAAGGGTCTGTCCGAATTGTCGAAAGGCGTTCAGGACTTCGCCCTCGCAACAACCCTCCGGAAACTTCGAGAGGGTATGGGTACATTGTCCGCGAAATAGGCGGATGACCTCGGTCACTGTTCGGACACTTCTTCCGGAAGCCGAATGAGCAAGCCGACAGAGGGTTGAGCAGCCGATCCTTGATCACTGCGAGAGAGAGAGACTTCGAAACAGGAAAGGGAAACATGGACGTACAAGCGGAACTGAAAACTATCAATGAGACTTTCGCAGGGTTCAAGACTCTGAACGAGGAAGCTCTCGCGGAAGTCAAAAAGTATGGCACTGTCAGCGGCGATCTTGAAGCCAAAATGACGAAGATGTCCGACGACATGGACGCTTCCGAAGTGAAGCTGAACGAGCGGCTCACGGCTATCGACGCGAAGGCGGAGAAGCTGGAAGTCATGGAGAAACAGATTGAGGACTTCAAGGCTTTCGAGTCCGAAGTTCGGTCTCGCTCCAATCATAACGGTGGCGCTGGCGGTGACGATGGTGACACCGTTAAGGCGATGCGGAAGTCGATCTTCTGGAAGGCGATTCGCGGTGGACTCACTCCGGACCTGATCGACCTTCACAAGACCATCACCGACGACGAGAAGGAATGGCTCGGTGTCTCTGCTCAGAAAGCAATGATTGTCGGCGACGACGAAGCGGGCGGCTACCTCGCTCCCGAAGAGTACGTGAACGAGATCATCGCGGACACGGTCGAGTTTTCTCCGATTCGGAGTCTTGCTCGAATCCGGACGACTTCTCGGAAGGCTGTCACGATTCCGAAGAAGACCGGATCAATCTCCGCGTCTTGGGTTGAAGAGACCGGCACTCGCGGCGATTCCGGAAACCCGACTTACGGAATGGAGCGTCTCCAGTCCTACGAAATGCATGGACTGATCAAGGTCTCAAAGCAGGAACTCGAAGATGCGGCGTTCAACGTCGAAGGCTTCATTCGCGAAGAGCTTTCCGAACAGTTTGGCTCTGCCGAAGGAACCGCGTTTGTTACCGGAACCGGAACGGGTCAACCCCAGGGCGTTCTTTCGAATGCTTCAGTCACTTCAGTCAATTCCGGTCATGCGACTCAGATCACGGCTGATGGTCTGATTGATCTGTACTTCGAGCCGAAAGAGATTTACGCGAACAATGGCGTCTTCGTCATGGCGCGTTCGACTCTGAAAGCGATCCGGAAACTGAAGGACGGGCAGGGTCAGTACATCTGGACTCCTGGTTTCAAGACGGAAGCCAAACCGGCGACGATCCTCGACCGTCCTTATGTGGTCGCTCCCGATATGCCGACTATCGCAGCTTCAGCTTATCCGGTCGTCTTTGGCGACTGGCGGCGGGCGTACTACATCCTCGACCGGGTCGTGATGGAAATCATCACTGATCCGTATTCGAGTAAGGCGACTGGCATGATCGAGATCAGCGCTCGTAAGCGTGTTGGTGGACAGGTCGTTGCTCCGTTCGCGATCAAGAAACTGAAGATTTCGGCGTAGGTCCTACGCCTTTTGACGGGACCTTTCCGGAAGGTTAGGTCCCATTCAAAAACAGGAGAAAATGAAAATGTCTTCAGTCTTAAATTCTTTTGATCAAGCGGACGCATCAGGCGACAACAAACTGAATCTCGGTGGAACCGTCGATGTCACGGGAACCATGCAGCGTCACGGCGCAAGCGTCGGCGACGCACTGACCTACACGAAAGCGGTTCGGATCACGCTTGCGGAACTGATCGCAGGATACGAACTCGTCGCGGCTGTCACTGGTAAGTCGATCCGGGTCACGAACTACTATCTTCGGATCATCGGCGGCGCGGCTACCGCTGCGGATGACATTCGCATTCAGGACAACAACGGGACTCCCGTTATCGTCGTTACGGCGGCTGTGGCGGCTCTGACGGAGAATGCAGAGGTCGCGGGTCTCGGACCCGCTATCGCGAACGTCACGAAGGGCGCGGGATGGATGGCGCTTCTCACGGCGTCGAAGGCGCTCGATATCGTGGAGACCGGGACAACCATGACGACGCTGACTCACGTTGACGTTATCGTTCAGTATCAGATCGGCTAATTCCTTCCGGAAGGATTCGATCAAGTAGAAGAGAGAAAATTCGAAAAGAGGAAGGAAAAAGAACCATGTTCAAACTTGCAGGCAATGTCAAACTGAACCGGGCGATTGACTACGCTCAGATCACCGCATCCAAAACCGGCGACGTGATTATCGACACTCAGGGCTACGACGATATCTTCTTCATCGTTCACGTCCATGCAGCGACTACCGCTGACGCTGATCACTACTTCACCATGAAGATGCAAGAGGGAGACGCGGCGGCTCTTGGTGACGCGGCTCTTGTCGCGGACGGAACCACGTATCCGAACCGCTACTTTGGCGAGTCGCCTTCAGATCGAGCACTCGATCTCACGACTCAGGCGGACGGGTTCATTGTGTTTGGTGTCCGTCTTCACAAGCGGTACGTCCGGCTCATGGCAATCGAGACCGGAACCTCTGACGTCACGATCAGTGCGGTCGCAGTCCTTGGAAATCCGAAGACCGCTCCGACTGTCTAACGAAGTCGCCTTTCGCGACGGTCCAGATGAGATCTCGCGCCTTTCGGGGCGCGGGGTCTTGTCTATTGCTGTACTGTGGGAGTTATGCCGATCTTTGATCAAATCTCTCTAGCTGAAAGTTCTTCCGGAAGGGCGCGGTCGCGGGGCGTCGATGTCACGCGGACTGTCAATCCGGAATTCAATCCGGTGACAGCGGCGGATGTAATCGCTCACCTGAAGCTACCTTCCGGAAGTTCCGAAACAAACATCGATAGGATTATTGGGGCGGTCGTGGGCGCGATTGAGAAGTATACGAATCGCGGTTATGTTAAACAGACGATCCGACAGATTCATGATCAAATCGGACCAATGGTTAAGCTTTGGGTTCGTCCCGTCCTAGAGGTCGTTTCTATCCAGACAATTGCTTCTATGGCGGCGGATGACCTTGTTTTGATGTCCTCTGACGACTATGCGGTTTCCATCGATAAGGACAAGATTCGACCGCGTTCGGCGTGGCCGACACATCGCGGCTTTTCTTCCTTCGTCGTCACCTTCAATGTCGGATACAACGATCATCCGGATAGTCCTTCAGGTCCAGAGATTATAACGGCACAAGCGGCGGTCCCGACTGATGTTCACGAAGCGGTCCTTCAGTGGATTGGTCATCTCTACAACAACCGAGAGGGACAATCTGGAGAAATGAAATATGAGGTCATCGCGAAACGGATTGGAATCATTCCCGCAAATGTCGCGATCTTGCTTGAAGGCTACCTCGACCGGAGACTGACGCTCTCATGAAACGGACGAAGAAGAGTCGCGCGTCAACCGGAGATCTTCGTTTCTATCTTGCTCTTGCACGTCCGGAAACTACTCCCGATGATATCGGCGGGAGCCCTCGACAATCATGGACGCTGATCACTGAGCTATGGTGCGACATAATGCCGCGCTCCGCAAAGGAACGCATGATCGGCGCTCAGCTTCAGGAGATGACTTCTCACTTGATCGAGTCCCACTATTGGGAAGACTGGAAAAAGGGAGACCGGCTCTCCTACACGGACGCGAACACGGACAAGACACACTACTTCCGGATACTCGCACGGCTTGATATAAATCAGTCGGCTACCCGGCTCTTCTGGGAAGCTGAAGAGTTCGACGGGTCCAGTGCCGAATAATTCACCTATCGAAGCAAAGCTCATCGGCGCAACCGCACTGAAGCGGAAGTTCAGTCTCATGGATCAGCGAGTCAGAGGCGCGATGAAGCGTCTTGTCAATGAGCACTCTCGCAAACTCACGAACCGGGCGAAGAAGGAAGCTCCGGTAGACATGGGTCAGCTCAGAGCGTCCATACGTCCTCAGTTCTTCTCCAACGGTCTAACCTCTCGAATTGCCACGAACACAGGTTACGCGGCGTTTGTGGAGTACGGAACGGGTCCTCTGGGACGCATGACCGCAAAGAACACACCGAAAGGTTACGTTCACTCTGTCTCGCTCAAACGTCCTCCGCCAGACGTCATCTTCGAGTGGGTCTGGCGGAACCGTAAGAACATGGGCGGCTCGGGATGGACGAAGTCACAAGCGAAGGGCGTCGCGTTCCTCATTGGAAGAGCAATCGGAAAGCGCGGTCTTCGAGCGCGGGCATTCATGGGACCGGCTTACATCGAGACGAAAAAAGAGTTTGAGCGGGACGTTCGGCGCGAGTTCAAAAGGACGGCGAAATAATGACAGCGATCAAAGGCGGCTCTTCTCTCTACGGCGTGTCACTCGCGATCTTCCAGAAGGTCTCGGTCGCGTTCCAGGATGTTGGCGAAGTCTTTGACGGATTCCTTCCGGAAGAATTAGACTCGGTTGATTTTCCATACGCGATTATCGAAGAGATGACCGAAGGGCAAGAGAACCTTTTGAACCGCGCGGTTCGAATGACCGTCGTTACGATCAAGATCTACACAGCGTATCGTGGAACGAAACAAGCGAAGCAACTCGCGGGGAAACTTGTAGACGCACTCGAAGAGATGGACCTCTCTCCTGAAGAAGGATGGGTCTTTCCGAAGACGAAGTATCTCGATACTCATTTCCTACGGGAAGACGACGTCCGCTTCACAGCGATCATGAGATTCGAGGTCATGGCGGAGAAGCTGGCATGAGTGAAGACGAAGAACAACTCGGACCGGGGGAAGAGTGGGAATACTACGACGAAGACGTTCCGGAAGAAGCACCGACCGCGCCTCAATCTCAAGAGGAAATTGATCAGGAACGCGGTTACTCTGAACTCTCTTGGAAGAACTTCCCGCTCTTCCAGTGTCTCTCCTGTAAGTTCAATCACATCTCTCCGGATGGAAGCGAAGACAACATAAAAGCGCACGTCTGGAAGTTTCATCAGATGGCGGAGAATCTCGCTATGAACGCGGCGCTCGAAAGCACGAAGCGTCCGGTCGAAGCAGAACTCTATGATCCTTCCGGAAGACTGATTGAAGAACGCGACGCGACTGAAGAAGAACGCGCGGAAGATTCCTTTCTTAACTTCGATCCTCCGAAGACCCTCAACGGCTAACTGACGAACTGTCTCCAGTCCTCGCACATATCCCGTGCGGTCGTGGGGTGCTTTACGTCATCCACAAAAGGCATTATCGGCTGAAGCTGTTTCCCCATTGTGAGCACGGTCAAGAATAGATCAAACCCGTTATTCAATTTGTCGAGTTCATCTGGCGAAAGCTTGTACCGCACCGTGACCGCTCCGCTATCGCGGGACATCACAGCGGGGAGCGTTTCATACTCCACTTGATCTTCTGCGATCTTAATCTTCCGGAAGGAATCGTCTCCTACAAACACTAGATCTTGAGGCGTCATGGTTTTAGAATACGCGCTTCTCCCGCGCGGGTTCTTTCCGGACCCGATAATTAACACTCGAAGAAGGTTCGCGGACGCGGACCGGAAGGAAGGATCAGGATCTATGGCAAGAGCAACTCTAGTAAAAACGACCGCTCCGGGTCCGTACACGTCTGATGGCGTCGCAGTCACTTGGACAGCGGCGGTCGTTGCTGACAAAGAGGAATTCGTCATGGAAGGTAATGACTTGCTCCTAGTTCGCAACGAAGACGCATCCCCGCACACGTTCACTATCACGTCGGCGGAAGATCGCATGGGGCGAGTGGGTCACATTACCGCTCAGTCTCTTGCCGCGTCGGCGTGGGCGGTTCTCGGACCTTTCAAGAAACTGACCGGATGGCAACAGTCAACCGGCGTCCTCTATATCGAAGCGGACGATATCAATATTGAGTGGGCGGTTATCAAGCTCGCGTAGAAGGGAGATTCCGGAAAGATGCCAAGACAAGCACACACACCAGACGCGGCTCCGGGTAGCTATCCTACTGCGGGCATCGTCTTGACTCAGACAGCGGCGGATGCCGCAAACCTTGAGGAATTCAAAATGACCGGGCGTGAACTTTTGATCGCGTGGAATCCGGACGTTGGTCCTCACACCGTTACTATCGACTCGGTTGCAAATCAGCAAGGGCGGACACTAGACGTCACAGCGGATTCAATCGCGGCGGGAGCAACTCACGTTTATGGACCCTTCACTACAAAGCTCGGATGGGTTCAGGGAGACGGAACGCTAAACTTTGAAGCGGACTCCGCCTTAATCGAATTCAGCGTTATTCGGATGCCGACCTGATCGAAGATTCCGGAGAGAAGATCTTTCCAGACAGGAGATATAAAACAGAATGGCAAGTCCAGCTATTTCCGCCTTCGGAACACTACTCCAGATCGGCGACGGCGCGACTCCCGAAGTTTTCGCAACGGTCGCAGAGCTACGGACTATCTCGGGTCCGTCTCTGAACGCCGATACAATCGACGTCACAACTCACAACACGGCGACACCTTTCCGGCGTTTCATCTCCGGACTGATCGACGGTGGAGATGTCACGTTCGATATCAATTTCATCCCTCAAGAGCCGACGCACTCCTACAGCGCGGGGATCTTGAAAGACGTGGTCAATCGGACTGCTCGAAACCTGAAGATCGTCTTTCCGGACAGTGGCAACACTGAATGGATCATCCCAGTTATCTTCGTGAACTTCGAGGTCTCGTCCGACCCCGCCGATGTTCTCATGGCTTCAATCACTGCAAAGGTCGCAGGTCCGCCTACGTTCGCGTAACGCGACTTAATCTGCCCTCATAAGGCGGAAACGATCTGAGCGGCGCTACGGAGCGTTTGAGACAAGTGAGGGAGTTCCGGTCCTCTCCCTCACTTGAATCGTGTCACGGTCTCGATATCGCAAGGAATCGGGGTCATAGGAAGACCGGAGAAAGAAGATTCGATGAGCGAATCAAAAGCTACGATAGCAAAGCAAGTTCCAGGCATCGACGGTCGTCCGACTGTCGCCATCAAACTAGGTGGACAAACCCGTCATCTACTCGTTACCTTCGGCGCTCTGCTCAACATTGAACAACTTACCGGAAAGTCAATCATCGGCGGCGACGCATGGGGCGCAGATCTTCAGATCAGAGATGTGAAGCTCATGACGTTGGCGGCGCTGGAATGGTGCAACGACAAACTGACAGCGGAAGAAGTTGGCAAGTGGATACACGTTCAAAACATGCCGTTCGTTCTTCAGAAGGTTACGGAAGCTTGGACGAAAGGTCTTTCGGCGACTGATCCGGTCGAGGACTATCGCCCTTTGGAGATTCGCCCTCAGGCAGCGTAGAAGAAACCCGGCTCGACTGGGTCCGCTTGTGGGCATTCGCAAAATATGATCTTAGACTTTCTAGGTCGGAGTTTCTCGGGCTCGCTCCTGTTGAGTTCTACGCTCTCAAGGATCGATGGATCTACGCAAAGGAAGACTTCGACTTTCGTTCCGCTCTTGTTTGTACCGTTATCGCGAACGCGAACCGTTCAAAGAAGCAACGTCCGTTCAAGGTTAAAGACTTCATCCCGGAAAGACGCGGTAAGGGCAAAGAAGCCGATGCGCGTCAGACATGGAAGCAACAACTCGAACTCGCGAAACAACTCACGGTCGCTTTCGGCGGAAAGCTTCCGGGCGCGGGCAAGAAACGAAGGCGGCGTAGAAAGAGAATCATTCCGGAAGAAGAGAGGGGATAGATGGCAGTCAAAGTAGGAGACTTGTTCGTCGAACTCGGTCTCAAGCTTGGCAAGTTCTCGAAGGGTATCGAGGACATGCAACGGAGCTTGAAGGATGTTGCGGACGACATGAAGAATGTCGGCGCAACGATGACCGCGACGATTACAGTTCCTATTGTTGGTCTAGGTGTTGCGTCTCTCAAAGCGTTCGGCGACTTTGAACAAGGGATGAACCGTGTTAAGGCGGTGACTCAACAGAGCGGCGCGGCGTTCGACGCGATGAACTCGACCGCTCTCGAACTGGGAAGGACGACTCAGTTCAGCGCTTCTCAGGCGGCGGACGCTATGGGGTTCCTGGCGATGGCAGGGTTCAAAGCGAACGAGATCATCGCTGCAATGCCCTCGACCCTTCAGCTTGCAGCGGCGGGCGCTATGGACCTCGGACGCGCGGCGGATATCACGTCTAACATTCTGACCGGCTACGGTCTCGCGGTCTCGGATCTTGAACACGCGAACGACGTACTAGTTACCGGAATGACTAACGCGAATGTTGATCTCACGATGTTGGGAGAATCGTTCAAGATGGTCGGTCCTATTGCGAAAGCGGCGGGCGTTCAGTTCGAAGAGACAGCGGCAATGATCGCGTTACTAGGGAACGCGGGTATTCAGGGAAGTATGGCAGGGACAAGTCTCCGGAAGGCAATCACGTCTTTGATCGCTCCATCGAAACAGCAAGCGGAGATTATGGAAAGACTCGGACTCTCCGTCACAGACACCTATGGAAGGTTCATCGGCTTCGCTGACATCGTTGAACAACTGGAAGGAAGCACAGCGGGCGCAGGCGACATGATGAAGCTGTTTGGATTGCGGGCGGGTCCTGCTATGCAAACGGCAGTCGATCAAGGCTCTGATGCGATACGGCGAATGACTAAGCTGATGGAGGAGAACGAAGGCGTCGCGAAGCGGGTAGCCGAAACTCAGCTTGAGGGTTGGAAAGGGGCAATGACAAAGCTAAAGTCAGCGGTCGAAGGGACGCTGATCTCTATTGGGGCTGTTCTAGCTCCTACTGCTCACAAGATCGCGGAAGCTTTCACGACGTTAGCGGGTAAGGTGACAAAGGTTGCAGAACTCTTTAAGAAGCTTCCTCAGTCGTTCCAAACTTCGATTGTCGCTTTCCTCGGAATCGCGGCGGCTATCGGTCCAGTAATTCTCGTCTTCGGACATCTTGTCGGCGCAGCAGCAAACTTGAAAATGTTGGGTCCGGTTCTCGCAGGTGTCGGTAAAGCGATGGGGACGTTTGGATCAAACGCTATAAAGATGGGAGGGGCGAAGGCGTCTCTTATCAGTTTGAAGGGCGCGGCGGCTCTCGCGGCTCCCGCTCTGACTACTCTTGGAATTGCGATTGCAGCGATTGCCGTGGTGGAAGTTGGTAGGGGTCTTTGGAATGTTGCTGACGCTCTCTTTGGATGGAGCAAAGCGGCGGCGGATGCTGCGAAGGAAACGAAGGTCCTCACTGACGCGACGAAGTCGGAAGAGCGGATTCTCAAAGAGCTTCAGCAGACTTTAATCGATGCGAAGAATGGTGTTCATGAATTCAGTGAAGAGCATCGTCGCTCTGCTTCCCAGTTAGGGGAAGCTACGTCCACATGGGGGGCGCTGAAAGACGCTGTTATTGCTTCTATTGCACCTTGGAGGTCGGCGAGAAAAGCGCTCGACAAGATCGCGGAAACGATCCGTCTCTTCAAAGGCGAGACGTTAGACATGAGCGACGTTGTTGTTCGGGAGTTCAAACGGATCAACGGTGCAATTCTGCGGAATGCGAAAGCGGACGGTGACGCGGATATTGCGAAGCGGCAACTGATCAAAGCGACAAAGAAACTGCAAGAGCAACAGGAAGCGGCTACTAGAGCAACGGAAGCGGCAACTCGCGCGGAAGAAGCACAAGCGAAAGCGGTCAAAAAAGCAGAACTAGCAATCGATGGTCGGATCAACATGATGAAGCGCTATGAGAAACGCGCGGAGAATCTAATCAAGATCCAAAAGCAAATTGAGGAGATGGACGCGGAGATTCTTCAGACAAGTAGGGATCTTACCGCGATGTTCCGCGCGGTCGAGTTAGCGACGAAGGACGTTGGTAAAGCTGTTGAAGTCGATATCATCATTCCTCTTAAAGACAGGCTCGGTCCTGCCATTGTTGGTGTGATCAAAGACGCAAACGATCTCGCGTCGGCATTCGTGAATCTTGGGGTCACGTC